GGCTTTATCGCCTGAGTAGTACCCGCCACTTCTGCCGTTTTGGGCTCAACGATTCCGGTAGACACTGCAATGCCAGCCACCAGCAGTGATGCCATCCAACCAGCCGTGCAACCAAGTAAGTGACGGGTTATGAATCCGCGTCCGCTCTTGCGCAGCAGCTTCACCAGCCACCACCAGATCCCGACGAACACAACCAGCGAAACCAACCCAACTATTCCATCCATTTCCATCATCCTCGACAAACACTGGCCACCATGGCCAGCTCACCGCGTCCGTGCGTGCCCTTGCCAACAACGGCAAGAGGTTAATCCAACTTCAAGCCCGCTCGTTCGCCACCGCAAACGCCGAAGCCATACGCACCAAGATGGCCAGGTCAGAGCCATTGATCTTCTGAGCCAAGTGCAACAGCTCAGCCCCCTCCGGGCTGAGTTGGTCAGCATGTGCAGGCAGCCGTACTCCCGTAACGACGTACAGGACATCTACCCCTCTATCAGCAGCAGCTGCCAGGTAGCGCGCATCAGGGCTTCCCGAGCCCTTCTCATAGTTGATCTGTGTGGTTTTACCCACGCCACCTACCGCCGCCAAGTCAGTCTGACTGAGGCCCAGGCGCGACCTTTCTTCCTTCAGCCGATCGCCGATGGTCATATTTTTTGAACCTCAAGCATTGACAGGTCCAAATACTTGAACCAATATCACTACGTCATCACACGAAATCACACGAATTTGAACTATGCACGCCACCTACGCACCCGAGCAAGAGTGCCAGGCCGCTAGACAACGCCTGGAGATGCAAGGAATCACTGCCAAGGATTTCGCCATCCAGAACGGCCTCCATCCCTCCACTGTGTACGCCGTGTTGAACGGGCAGAAGAAATGCTCGCGCGGCGAAGCACACCGCGCCGCCGTGCTGCTCGGTATCAAGAAAGCCGAAGCCACAAGCTAGGCCGCCTGGCTCAAGGAGGAAACCAGAACATGAAGCGTCCAGTTCTAGAAACCCTTCGCCAGGTGGTCAGCGCAGTGATCTGCGCCTTCCCTGGCGGTCGCGAGAGTGCGGCGGCACGGCTCGGCTACGAGTTGAAACGGTTCGACAACCACGTCTACGAAAACGCCGGCAGCCGGCCCCTTACCTATGACCAGATCCACCAGCTGGAGACGGATACCGGTACGACCCTGCTGCCGGAGTTCATCGCCCACCTGTACGGCGGCATGTTCGTACCGCTGGCCCACCCGGACACACTGGACAACGTCGACTTGTACAGCCGTGCGGTGAACAGCGCGGCCAAGCGCGGTGTCGTTGACCAGATCATTCACAAGGCCTTGGAAGACGGTGTGATCGAGCCGGAGGAGGCCAAGGCCATCCTTGCAGCGCATAACCGCTATCTAGCCGCGCGGCAGTCCGAGGTGCTGGCCACCATCCAGCTGCACAGCAAGGGTGGACTTCAGTGATGGTTATTGCGAGGAGAAGTCAATCTTTTCCCAGACGCGACTTGATCCGTTTCAAAGCGGTGGCCAAGTCATCCACAGCAAAGTGGATTTCTTCTGACCTGATCACCCGCTTGGAAGCAGTTAACTCAGGTAACAACCGCTCGGCCTTGCTATCTCCCTGCAAGACACTCTGCAGCTTTTCGTATCGAGCTGTTAGTTGCTGTGCCAACTCTTCGACATCTTTTTTCGAGTGAACGCCCATGAATGATCTCCTTGAAAATAAACGCGCCTACTTGCTTGAGCTGGTGGCCAAAGCTCAAGAACGAATGAACACCCTAAAGGAAGCCGTGGAAACGACCAATGCCAACGATGCGGGAATCGATCTCTGCTTTGCCATTGAGGACACCATCACCCCCCTCAACATTGCCTTAGAAATCGCCGAGCAGCTGTAACCATGAGCACCTACAAGCTCGTATGCCCCCACTGCAGCAGCAAGATGCGTATCCGCACCAGCGAAGGCACGCACATCTTCCTGCGGGTCGCCTACCTGCAGTGCGTCAACGAGGCCTGCGGCTGGTCTGTACGCGCGCAGTTCGAAATGACCCACGAAATGAGCCCCAGCGGTATGCCGAACCCGACGGTGCGGCTACCCGCCGCGCCTGTGGCCATGCGCCGCCAGGCGATGAAGACCGCCACCGATCACCCTGATCTGCTTGACCAACTGGATGAGGTCGTAACCGCATGAATGCCATAGCCCTGCACAGCAACCCCGCAACCGACTACCGCGCCGCCATGCAGCAGGCAGCGGTGGCCTACCTGTTCCGCCATCGCGGCGAGCACCTGACTGGCGACGACCAGGTGCTGGAGAACTGCGCTCGTTATCTGGCTCAGTCGCTGGAGGTGCCCCAGCACCTGGTGCCGCGTATCGCCGAACTGGCGGTCGCGGAGTTCGAGGGGCTTACCACCAAACGCTTGACCATCCTTGGCGTGTACCCAGGCAGTGGCCTCTACCGGCCGGTGCTCTGGGTGCTGGACACCCGAACCCAACAACGCCACCCGGTACCGGCGCGCTACCTGCCCGCCCGCCTGCTGAAACCCCGCGACACCTCGAAGTAACCCTGTAACCGCCCCTACCGCATGCCCGCACTGCGTGGGTAAGGGTGAACTGCACTCAACTGGTGGCAGAAATGAGCAAAATCACCATTCAACTGGAACTCGACGAGCAGCTGGCCAAGCAGTACCTGCTGTGGCTCAACGCCCAGTTCGACACCACCATGGCGGAGGTCTGGTACTCGGACCGCTACCGCAACGTGCCCGCCGGCATGCGAGCGCCCTGTGTGGTGCGGGACATCCCGCACCTGCTCGGGATCAGCCGTACGCGCCGTGAGCTGCAGAAGCAGCTGGCGGGCCATGGGGAGCGTGTGCAGTGAGCCGCAAGCCGATGGAAGAAAAACTGCGCGCCGATGTACTGCGGCGTCTGCAGGATGACTACGGGCTGAAGCCAATCACCGGCACCAACTACCTGCGCAAGGGCACGTGCCCGAGTTGTGGCAAGAAGGAGTTGTACTCCCGCCAGGACGAACCTTGGTTCATCAAGTGCGGACGGGAAAGCAAATGCGGCGAGCAGTGGCATGTGAAAGAGCTGTACGACGACCTGTTCGACGACTACAGCAAGCGCTATCCAATCTCTGTCGAAACGCCGCATGCGTCTGCTGACGCGTACCTGAAGAATGCGCGCGGTTTCGACCTGGAGCTGCTGAAGGGTTCGTACACACAAGACAACTACTGGGACCGCCTTCTTGGCATTGGCAGCGCCACCGTGCGTTTCACCCTGGAGCACGGCGGATTCTGGGAGCGCCTGATCGATCAGCCGCACCGTTTCGGTAAGAAGAAGGCGCGATTCGCGCCGGGCCAGTCGCCGCGCGGGTACTGGTGGTGCCCACCCTGTGTCGATCTGACCACAGTGGACGAACTGTGGATCGTCGAGGGCATCTTCGACGCCACCGCACTGGTGCATAACAAGGTCGATGCGGTGTCCGCCATGAGTTCAGGCGCCTTCCCGTTCGAGTCGCTCAAGGCGCTGGCCAAGCAACGCACCGAGGCCGGTCAGAAGCTGCCTCGCCTGGTCTGGGCGCTAGACAATGAACCAGGCGCTCACCGGTACACACGCAAGCATGCCGCGATGGCGCGGGAGCTGGGCTACAGCTGCCAGGCAGCACAGATCCCACAGCAAGGGCGTAAGGTCGACTGGAACGACTTGCACCAGCGCTGGCACTTCATCGATGCCGACAAACGCCAGGAGCAGATCGATAAGGACCTGCGCGAAGCGCGGTACCACGGCAGCCTGCTCCTGGCTGAGAGTGCCGCCGAAAAAGGCGTCTTGATGCACGAATGGCGGGAGCGATACGAATTCCATTTCTCGTTCGACAACCGGTTGTACTGGTTCAGGATGGATGTGGACAAGCTCACCAAAGCCATACAGCAGCTTAAGGACTCAGAAGAGCACGAAGATCAACTGCTCAACGAACGACAGCAACGTCACAAAGCCATGCACCAGTGCGGGATGGTGGTGGAGATCGCCAACTGCTACCCCCAGGCGCTGTACTTCCAGCGCAACGAGGTAACGGACGAGTCCTGGTACTACTTCCGCGTCGACTTCCCACACGACGAACCCAGCGTGCTGAACACCTTCACCGGCGGCCAAGTCGCGGCGGCCAGCGAGTTCAAAAAGCGGCTACTGGGTATGGCGGCCGGCGCAGTGTTTACCGGCAGCGGCTCCCAGCTCGACCGGATCATGCAACAGCAGCTGTTCGGGCTGAAAACCGTCAAGACCATCGACTACGTCGGCTACAGCAAGGAGCACGGCTGCTATGTGTTCGGCGACCTGGCCGTGCGCGGTGGCGTACTGGAGAAGGCCAACGCCGAGGACTATTTCGAGTTCAAGGGCCTGCGCCTCAAGACACTGCAGAAGTCGATCAAGCTGGAGATCAACCAGGACGCGTCGGCCTACCGGCCGGAATGGTTCAAGTGGCTATGGACCTGCTTCAACACCCAGGGCGTAGTCGCCCTCGCCTTCTGGTTCGGCTCGCTGTTCGCCGAGCAGATCCGCGCCGAGTTCCAGTCGTTCCCATTCCTCGAAGTGACCGGTGAGGCCGGCGCCGGCAAGTCCACGCTGCTGATGTTCCTGTGGAAGCTGCTCGGCCGGCAGGACGAGGAAGGCGACGACCCGATCAAGATGACCAAGGCCGGCCTGCGCCGCTGGTTGAGCCAAACCTCGGGCATGCCCGTGGTGATGCTGGAGGCCGACCGCAGCGATGCCGAAACCGGCGCGGCCAAGTCATTCGACTTCGATCAGTTCAAGCCGCTGTTCAACGGTCGCGGCCTGGGCCTGACCGGTGTGAAGAACGGCGGCAACGACACCAACGCCCCGCCCTTCCGCGCCACCCTGGTGTTCAGCCAGAACGCCCCGGTGGTCGCGTCCGAGGCGATCCTCACCCGGATCGTGAAGCTGCACTTCGTGCGCCCCGAGGTCACCAGCGACAGCCGTTCGGCCGCTGACAACCTCAACCACCTGCAGGCCAGCGAAGTGAGCCACTTCCTGTTGATGGCCGCCAAGGCCGAGCAGAAGGTCATGGAGACGTTCCGTGCCCAGGTGAAGCTGCACGAACAGGCCCTGCGCGAGCAACGCGAGATCCGCATCGAGCGGATCATCAAGAACCACGCCCAGATGATGGCCCTGGTCGACGC